AAGGACATCCCGTGCACCACGGCGGGCACCTGGTCGTATGTGTGGACCGGCACCGGCGCTGCGTCCGATGTGGTGGCCGGGACGTGGACCGTCACCACCACGGCACTCGGCGATTTGTACGTCACGCCGGAGATTCTGAAGTCCCGCAAGGGCATCACCGATTCCTACGACGATGCCGAGATGTGGACCGCCTGCCGGGCCGTGTCCCGCTGGATCGACGAATACTGCGACCGGACCTTCGCCCGCCGCGCGGTGACGGTGAAGCTGCCCACCTGCGGCCCGTACTCGCTGTCCATACCCGACACCGTCTCGGTCAGCACGTTGAAGACGGACAACGACGGCGACGGCATCTTCGAAACGACCTGGACCGCAGGCGACTACGAACTGCAGCCGGTCAACGCCGCCCTCGAGGTCCAGCCCCGCCCGTACACGTCGATCGCCGCCGTCGGGAACCTCGTCTTCCCCCGTCCGGCCGGTCGGCGGAAGAACCTCGCCGAACTCACCGGAGTGCTCGGCTGGTACCCGTACCCGGCCCCCGTCACGGAAGCGGCGGCGATCCTCGGCGGGGACTACCTGAAGCTCGGCGCCATGTCGTTCGGCGTCCAGGGCTACGGCGACTACGGCGCCGTCCGGGCCCGGCTGTCCACGCCCTCGATGGCGTTCCTCGACCCGTACCGGCGTACCCCGATCCTGGTGGCCTGAATTGACTATCCCCTCCCTGCGCGCCGAACTTCGGACGCGCCTGCTCACCCTGCCTGGTGTCGCCGTAGCGAACGAGTGGGGAGACGCCATCAACGTCTCCGGCAACCGTGACGTCGCCGTCATCGAGAAGGCACCCACCCGGTACGACGCCGCCCAGCGCGGCCAGGCCAACTGGGTCGGGTTCACCGTCCACATGCTCGTCTCGAAGGCGTCCGACCGGTTCGACCGGACGCCGGTCGACAAGCTCGACGCCTACTGCGACCCGACCCCCGGATCGGCGACCGCGGTCCGCACCGCGGTCAACGGCCCGTTCGGCGACGGATACCTGAAGGTCGAGTCCGACTCGGAGTACCGCGAGTATCCGGTTGGCGAGGAGCACCATCTCGGCTGCGCGTTCACGGTGCAGGTGATGACGTGAGGTGGCTAGCCTGCGCACCCGGGCCCGCGTACTCGGTGCAGGACTGCCACAACGGCTGGGTCGAAGCACTCCGCAACGCCGGCGAAAAGGTGTTGGACTATCCGCTCGGCGACTGGATCACCTTCTTCGGCGCGGCGCAGATCCCGGCCGGCACCGGCGTCCACCGGCCCGTGTTCACCGCCGACCAGGCCTACGAAGCTGCCGCGGACCGGTTGGCGGCGGCGCTGTGGAAGACCCGGCCCGACGTCCTCTTCCTCACCTCCGGGTTCTTCCTGCCGCTGCCACTTCTTGACACCGCCCGCCGCGACGGCGTGAAGATCGTGCTGCTGTGCACCGAGCAGCCGTACGAACTCAGCCGGGAGCTGGAGCTGGCGGAGCACTCCGACATCGCGATGCTCACCGACCCGACCACCCTGGCGCGGTTCACCGAGGTGTGCACGGCGGTCCACCAGCCGCACTGCTACCGGCCGACGGTCCACCACCCGGGCCCGGCCGATCCGACCCTCGAGGCGGACCTCGCCTTCGTCGGCACCGGCTTCCCCAGCCGTGTGGAGTTCTTCGAGGCGATGGCCCTCGACGGGCTCGACGTGATGCTCGCCGGGAACTGGCAGGACCTCCCCGAAGAGTCGCCGCTGCGCGGGTTCGTCACCGGCGGCCGCGAGGAATGCCTCGACAACACGAAGACCGCTGCCGTCTACCGGTCGATGCGGGTCGGGCTGAACCTGTACCGCCGTGAGGCCGAAGCCGAGGACCTGGTGCAGGGCTGGGCCGTCGGCCCCCGCGAGATCGAGATGGCCGCCTGCGGCGGGTACTTCGTCCGCGACTCCCGACCCGAAGGCGACGCGCTCTTCCCCTCGCTGCCCGTCTTCCGGTCTGCAGAAGAGGCCGGCGAACTCGTCCGATGGGAACTCGCACATCCACAAGCTCGCGCCGACGCCGCAGCGAAAGCGCAAGAGGCAGTACAAGACCGCACGTTCGACAACGCAGCGGCGCGGCTGCTGCGGCTCATCGAGGAGTGAACTCGTGGCCAAAATCGCGGGCCGCAACGCCGCCATCTACCTGGGCACCACCACGTCCGCCGAGGCTTCGCCGCTGTCGTACCAGAACAGCTGGTCGATGTCGTTCGAGACCGAGAAGATCGACGTCACGAGCTTCGGTAACACGACGAAGGAATACGTCGCCGGGATCGCCGACTCCTCCGGCGAATTCAGTGGCTTCTACGACGACTCGTCGAACCAGACCCTCACCCCGGCCCTCGACGGGTTGAGCCGCAAGCTGTACCTGTACCCGAACACCAACACGCCGACGCAGTACTTTTTCGGCCGCATCTTCCCCGACATGTCGGTGAACGCGAACGTCGACGGCGCCGTCGAGATGTCGTCGTCGTGGAACGCGGCAAGCCCCGTGATCAAGGTCGGCTAAAGTGCTCACCTTCCGGGGGCGGAACACGATCGACCAGACCGCCCGCGCACTGCGGCGTGCCCCCGGGAACCTGCGCCGTGAGCTGAAGGCCGGCCTCGAGGACGCTGCGAAACCGGCCGTCACCGCGCTGCGGTCGGCCACCCGCACTGCGGACGTCTCCGGCCGGCGGCGCGGGGGCCGGCCGTTCCGCGCCGTCATTCCGTCGCTCGGGCTGCGCGCTCCGATGGCCCGCTCCATCGAAGCTGACATCTCCACGTCCACCACCGGTGCCCGGGTCGACATCCGCGCCCGGGAAGGATCCATCCCACCCCGGATCCGACGCCTCGTGAAATACGTCCTCGGCGACTCCCGCCGCTGGCGGCACCCCGTCATGGGAAACCGCTCCGCATGGGTCTCCCAGAACGCCCCGAACGTGTGGTGGAAAACCCTGAAGCCGTTCCTCCCGAAGTTCGCCCGCTCGGTCGCTGAGGCGACCAGGCGGACGGAGGAACAACTCCGACGAGAAGCTGGATAACCCCTCATGCCCCGCATCTCCATGGCCCCAGCCGACCGGGAAAAATACGGCGGCGAAGAATGGTACGAACTCGAAATGGCCGACCTCCTCGACGAGGAAACCGGCGTTTTAGAGCAGGTCGAAGAGCAGTGGGGAATGTCCCCGTTCGAATTCCTCGGAGCCGTATCCCGCGGCACGGTAAAAGGCATCCGGGCGCTCATCTGGGCGGCCAGGTGGAAACAGGGACTGCGCGACAACGCGGCCACGTTCCGGCCGCGGACGCAGGACTTCTCCGGCGTCCGCATCAAACCGACCGAGAAGGAAGAGGCCCGGGCGAAGGCGCGTGAAGGCGACCCCCCGGCCGAGCGGGCCGAGGAAACCCCGAAGCCCGCCCTGAGGGACGCACGGAAATCCTCACCCAAAAAGACCACCGCCCGATCAAAGGGCTCATAGACAAGCACTGGATCTGGTTCGTCCGCCTCCTGAACGCGCAGCCGTGGGAAGTCCGCAAATGGTCCTACCGGCATTTCATCGGCGCCGTTGACTTCGTCGAAGAGACCATCCGACTCCAGGAAAAAGGGCAGAAGTCGCGGGGGTGAGTCGTGGTCCGCATCCAGGTCGACGTCGACGCCGAAAACGCCCGCCGCCAGTTCGAACAGACCGCCCGGTCCGTCGACCGGCTCGGCAACGAACTGACCAACGCTCAGATCGATGCGCTGCGCCTCGAGGAAGCGTTCGATCAGGCCACCCGCGAGGCACGCCAGCTGGAGAACCAGGTCGAGCAGACCGACCGGCGCCTCGAACAGCTCAGGGCGGCGTCGCAGCTGCTCGGCAACATGATGTCCCGCAACGACCGTGAAGAGATGCGGCGCCTGGAACGGCAGTCGCAGCAGCTGCACCGGGAGTTGGACCGGACGTCCGAGTCGGCCCGCCAGCTCGGCGAGGCGTCGCTGGAGGCCGACCGGAACGTCGGCCGGCTCGCCGACGAGCTCGACGACGCCGAAGAAGAAGCCGCAGAGCTACGTCGGGAGATGGACCGGCTCGGGGCCGCAGCAGCGTCGAACTCGGCCGCGCTGCGGCGCGCGTTCGCCGGCATCGGCGAGG